TGTGGCGGGTTGTTGATCGCTGCTCGTGATGGCCGGGTGCGTCACCGTGGTCAACGTTCGCTCGATGTCGCTGTGGCTGGGGCGAAGCGTAAGGACATCGGCGATGCGTGGGTGTGGGGTCGCAAGACCTCATCTGCCGATGTGTCGCCGCTCGAAGCTGTGACGTTGGCCCGCTGGGCGCTCGGTTCAGTGAAGCCGGATGAACCGGCGTTGACGTTTGCTTATTGAGGTGGGGTTCACATGATTGTTTCTATGTGCCCCGCTGAGGGCCTTTAATGGCCTGGGGTAAAGCGAAGCGTGAGAAGCGTGCGTTGGATGCGCTTGGCACCGTGATGGTGAACGCCGGGATCACGCCTCGCGGGCTGCTCGGCGGCAAGCCGTTGCCGACGTTGACCCCGTCGGACGCGATGCGTCACCCGATGGTCCAGCGGTGTGTGTCGTATATCGCCGGTCGCGTTGCGGCAACCCCGCTGTACGAGTACGCGGATTCCGAAAACTCGACGCGTGTTGTCACCCTGTCCCCGCTGATAGCGCATCCGTCGGCCCGATTGTCGCGTTACGTGTGGCTGCAAACCGTGGTGCGTAATGTGTTGCTGTACGGGAACTGCACCCCGCTGGTTGTGAACCGTACTGGCCGTTATGCGACTCAGGCGGAGGTGATCGACCCGCGGGCGGTGCGGTACGACGAACGTAACGACGCGCTGGTCGACGTTCATGGCAACGTCATCAACTGGGAAGACGTGCTCCACTTCCGTTACCCCGGTCTGCCGACGGAGACTGGCGCGTGGGCACAGTCGCCGATCGCGTTGAACAACGCCACGATTGCTCTCGGGTTGGCGGCGCGTGATTTCGCCTCTGACGTGTTCACGGCCGCGGGTGTTCCGCCTGCTGTGTTGTATTCGAAGACGGCGTTGAACGCTGGGCAGGCCCAGCAGATCAAGGACGCTTATAACCGTTCGCGGTCTGGGTCGCGTGAGATCGCCGTGCTCGGCGCTGACTTGTCGTTGGAGAAGTTGGCGGTGACGCCCGAGGAGTCACAGTTCCTTGAGACGCAGGACCGTGTCGACGCTGAGATCTGCACGATGTTTGGCCTGCCGGGGGAGCTGTTCGGGGTGGGCCGGTCGGGTTCTGCGGTGACGTATGCGAACCTGGAGCAGCGGTCGAAGGCGTTGTATGACAACACGTTCGATACGTGGTTCAAGATGATCGAGGACGTGTTGTCGTTCCAGCTCGAGAACCCTCGGGCGGCGCGGTTCGACACGTCGACGTTTGTGACGCCTGATCAGTTGACGCAAGCGCAGATCGGTGACATCACGACCCGCGCCGGGTTGCTCACGATTGATGAGTGGCGGTTCGATCAGGATCGCGCACCGTTGGCGGTTGCCGAAAAGAAGGAACGGCCGTTCCAGTCTGTCGGCCTCCCCGCCCTGACGGGCAGCGGGTTGATGACGGTCAACGAGGCCCGCGCTCAGCTTGGGCTCCCCCCGATCGCAGGCGGCGACGTGCTGCACGATCCAACCATCCCCGCGCTTGCCGCAGGAGGTACCCAATGACGAAGACCATCGAGCGGCGCGTCGCGTTCGCAGACTTCCAACTGCGCGATGCACCCGACGGTGCTGTCGGCCTGCGCGGCTATGCCGCCGTGTTCGACTATGTGGCCCACGGCGAAGTCGTCAAGCGCTCGGCGTTCAACCGGACGTTGAACCAGCGCGACAAGGTCAAGCTGCTTGTGAACCATGACGGCGTGCCGATTGCATCGACTGATGGCGGGACGATGTCGCTGTCTGTGGATGAGCGTGGCCTACTGGTCGATGTCGCTTCGCTCGACCTTTTGAACCCGACGGTGCAGGAACTGGTTTCAGCGATGCGTCGCGGTGACATCACCGAGATGTCGTTTGCGTTCGAGGCGAAGGACGCCCCTCTGGTCGATGGTGTGCGCGAGTTGCGCGAGGTCAAGTTGTACGACGTGAGTGTCGTCACCTATGCCTGGTATGACGCCACCGAAGTACAGCTCAACTCGTTCGACAATGCCCGTCTCGCTTTCCGGTCGCTGTCCCCTGAGCAGCAACGAGAGTTGATCTGCATCGAAGTGAACATCGAAGGATCGACCATCTCTGATGCTTCGGTTGACAACTCAACCGAAGCGCCCGAGGTCTGTCCCAACTGTGGCATGTCGCTCGATGGCTCAACGCCTATGGCTGATCCGGCCGCAGGCATGGCTGACGCACCTATGCGCGCCAAGAAGATCGCAACAGCTCGAGCACTGCTCGAACTGGCGAACGCCTGACATCAGGCAACAGCGGAACCCGGAGCGCGGCCCGGAGCCTGTACGGCCACCACCCGACGCCACCACGTCTGCACCCCACCAGGAGCAATCCCCAACCTGCCAAGGAGCAGAACAATGTCCCTTCATGATTCCGTGATCGAGCAGCGCACCAAGCTGCTCGCCGACGCTGAAGCCCTCATCGCTTCCGCTGAGGCTGAGTCCCGCGACCTGACCGATGCCGAGTGGGAGTCCATCAAGGCTTCCACCGAGCGTGCCAAGGCGCTCAAGGCTCAGGCCGACGACCTCGCCGCGCTGGCTGAGGCTCGCGTTGCCGCCATCCCCGCCGCCAAGATCAACGAGGGTGGCGCCAAGGTCACCCGCGAGGCTCGCACCTACAGCCCCGACGTTGACCCGCTCGGCGCCTCGTTCCTCGCTGACGTTGCCCTCCGCCAGATGGGTGATTGGGATGCTGCCCAGCGTCTCGCCCGCCACTCCACCGAGGAGCGCGTAGAGCGCGGCTCGAAGCTGAGCGCTTATGAGGCTCGCGCCGCCGCCACGTCGGCGTTCGCTGGTCTTGTCGTCCCGCAGTACCTCGTCGACATGGTCGCCCCGGCTGCTGCCGCCGCCCGCCCGTTTGCGGACATCTGCAACAAGCACCCGCTGCCCCCGACCGGCATGACCGTGAACATCTCACGTATCACGACCGCCACGTCGGCTGCGGCCCAGACCGAAAACTCTGCGGCATCCGAAACCAACATCGATGACACGCTGTTGACGGAAACCCTGTTCACCGTCGCCGGTCAGCAGACCCTCAGCCGTCAGGCGATCGAGCGTGGTTCTGGCACCGAGGACGTGACCCTCAACGACCTCATCCGCCGTTACGCATCGGCGCTCGACTCGAAGCTCATCAACGACGCAACCACCGGTCTCACCAACGTGGCCCAGTCCGTTGCCTACACCGACGCTTCGCCGACCGCCGCAGAGCTGTACCCCAAGATCCTGCAAGGCCAGTCCCAGCTTGAGGCTGTCATGCTCGACCAGGGCGTCGGCGACCTGTATGCCGTCATGCACTCCCGCCGTTGGGCGTGGATGCAGTCGCAGGTTGGCACCTCCTGGCCGTTCATCGGCCAGCCCGGCTACGCCACCCAGTCCGGTGGCCAGAACCTCGCCACCGGCTACGGCCAAGGCGTGCGGGGCATCCTCCCGAACGGGATCAAGGTCATCGTGGACAACAACATCGCCACGAACCTTGGCGCTGGCACCAACGAAGACGAGATCTACATCGTCAACGCCGCCGAGCTCCACTTGTGGGAAGACCCGTCGGCCCCGATGTTCATCCGGGCCGAGCAGCCTGCCGCCGCTTCGCTCGGCGTGCTGCTCGTGGTCTACGGCTACGCCGCTTACAGCTTCCGTCGGTACACCAACGGTCATCAGAAGATCGCTGGAACGGGCCTCGTCACCCCGACATTCTGAGTCGGGTTGTACGTCTTGGGGGTGGGGCTTCGGCTCCACCCCCTCCACACCCAAAGAGGGAGCAAACAATGCTCGAAGCTCTACTTGTCGAGCGCGAGGGCTATGTCCGCCGCGGGCTCAAAGATCGCGTCGCTCAGGTCGATGCCGCCATCAAGGCGCTCGGCTTCGGTGTGTCTGACGACGTCGAGACCGCCGACCTCGAAGCACCCGAAGTGGCGCGACGCGGGCCGGGCCGGCCCCGCAGGGTTCGGGACTGATCGATGACACTCGTCAACGCGTATTGCGCCCTCAATGACGTGGCGACGCGTGTCGGTATCGACGATTTCGAGGATGACCAGACGCTGGAGGCGGCGATCACGTCGGCGTGCCGGGCGATGGACTTGGCTTACGGCCAGTTCTGGTACGACTCAGGAACAGCTACAGCACGCGTGTATCGCCCATCCTCGAACTACTACGCGCTCGTTGACCCGTTCTCCACGACGGTTGGCCTCATCATCAAGACTGACGATGACGACGACGGTACGTTTGAGACGACCTGGACGGCGAGCGACTACGAGCTTGACCTGTTCGGTGGGCAGATGGCGAACATCATGTCGGCCCCCTACGACCGCATCAACGCGGTCGGGTCGCGGCTGTTCCCCCCATTCGCTGCGGTGTATCCCTACCGTCGCCGCACCCTGCAAGTCACGGCCCAATGGGGCTGGGCAGCGGTGCCGCAGTCGGTCAAGGAGTCAGCGAAGATCCTCGCCGTCGACCTGTGGAAGCGCAAGGACGTGGCGTTCGGCATTCAGACCGGCACCGTCGAGTTCGGGGGCCTGCGGATCGGGCGTGACGTGATGGCACAGGTGCAGTCACTCATGCAACCGTTCAACCGCGTCGACCGCACGATCGGTATCGCCTGATGGCCGAGATGCCGTCGATCGATGACGTGATCGTCGCATTGTGCGACACGATCACCAACGCGACCGGGCTACGTTGTGGCCCGCTTGCTGACACCGTCAACCCACCTTGCGTGCAGGTGTTCCCCGACGGGTCGATCGGGGATGGTGACACCTACTACGAAGCGATGAAACGTGGCGTTTGCACCATCCCGTTCATCGCTCAGATCCTGATCGGGTCCACAGCGTTGCGGACCGACATGAAGAAGCTGCACGACGCGATCTCCCCAGATACGCCGACTTCGATTCCGCGGGCGATCTATGAAGACCCGACGCTCGGCACGTCATCGACGCAGTCAACAGCGGACGCGACGATGACCGCCTACTGCGCGGGGGTCACCGAGTACGGGCTGACGAGCGAGGAGCCCGGTAAACCGCGCTACCTGACAGCCAAGGTCCGCATCCCCGTGAAACTCACCAGAGGAGCCGCCTGATGGGCGCCTACGTAGCGGTCAACCATCGCGCCTATCTCGCGCACCTTGACGCCACCGACGCTGAACAGATCGTGTTCGGCCCGCTCAACGTCGCTGCTGTCCCGTTCCCGTCGATGGCCGATGGCGGCTACCTGTCGAACAGGCCCGGTCTCCGCTCAGGCGAGTTCATGATCGACAAGTGGCAGGACTTCGGCGCCGGCGTCTGGGACGACCAGCTCGGCCTCGCGGCCGTCGGCTCGCAGTACGCGTTCAGCGTCACTCCGAACACCTCGGGGACGGAGACGGCTGGTGATCCGGCTTGGTTCTCCCGGGGGATCGCCACGAACTACGCACCGATGAGCGCTTCCATAGGTGACCCCGTGAAGGGGCCTATATCGGGCGTGTTCGACACGGTGTTCGTCCGTGGACAGGTTGCGCATCCGAAGGCCGCACGGACCGCTACAGGTACCGGTACGGCCCTCACGCTCACAGGCCCAACGGCGACACAGTCGCTGTACGCCGCGCTTCATGTGACCGCCTACAGCGGCATCACCAACGTGGTGTTCAAGATCCAATCCGACGACAACTCCGGCTTCACGTCGGCAACCGATCGGATCACGTTCTCAACGGTCACTGGCGTCACATCTCAGTTCACTTCGGTGGCTGGCAACTTCTCCACCGAAACCCACCACCGAATCACCTGGACCGTTACCGGAAGCGGCAGTGTGACATTTGTGGCGTTCGTGGGGGTCTTGTAAGCCATAAATGGTCTAACATTCGTGTATGGCCATAAGAGAATGTGACGTTGATGGGTGTGGGTTAAAACACATGGCGAAGGGCCTGTGCAAGGTCCATTACTACAGGCTCAAGAACACGGGCTCAGTCGAACCAAGCCACTACCACGAGAAGAAGGCAAGAGCCGAATGTTCGATCGCTGAGTGCGAGCGGCCCACTTTGGCTAGGAGACTATGCCAGATGCATTACTACCGCCTCATGCGTGGCGGTGAGGTGGGTGAGGCGGGGACCCGTCGCCCTGGCGCCAAACGTAAACACCCACTGGTTTGCGTGGTGGATGAATGTGGCCGTCACTCGGACAGGGGCGGCTTCTGCTCGATGCATTACGCCAGGCTCAAGAAGCGCGGGGATGTCGGGTCGCCGGACCCAGAGCGGCCACAACCAGTCGGCTGGCATCATAAAGACGGGTACCTAATCGTCAGCGCCCCCGGCAGAAAGCGCCAGATCCTGGCTCACCGCTTGGTGATGTCCGAGCACATCGGTCGTGAGCTTCTCCCACATGAGAACGTCCACCACATCAACGGCGACAGGCTCGATAACCGCATCGAGAATCTTGAGTTGTGGTCAACGCGCCAGCCAAAGGGCCAAAGAGCCAAGGACAAGCTCGCTTGGGCCCGCGAGATCATTTCCCTCTACCAACCCCTCGAAGATGCCGGCTTGATCTAGGCGGCTACTCGACAATGAAGGAGGCCACTGATGGCCACGTTTGTCATGGTTTCAGGAACCACCCTGAGTGGTACCGCATGGACTGGCGTTGCTCCCGGCAGCGGCAACCCGACGGTGTCGGGCACGATCACGTCCACGACCGACTGGTCGGATCACATCAAGTCGGTCACGTTCAACATGGCAAGCGCGAATGTCGACTTCACGTCGATGGGTTCGGGCGGCTTCGTGAACAACAAGCCCGGCTTGATTTCCGCTGACGTGTCAATCGAGTTCTACAACGACTTCGCCGCGTCGAACATCGATGCCATCTTCGGGGCCGGCCTCCTGGCGGGCACGTTGTTCTACTTCGATTTCAAGCCGACCAGCGCGGCGCGTAGCGCGACGAACCCGTCGTATGTGTGCGGCCTGTACGTCGCCAGTTACCCGCCACTGGGAGCGGCGGTCGGCGACGCAGCTACGGCGACCATCGGATTCATGAACGCTGGGAAGTACGCCCGACTGACGAGCTGATGCCCACCAACCTCCCGTTGCAGGGGATCACCAGTGAGCTGGAGAATCTGCAAGACGGGATGCGTAAAGGCATCAAGGTGGGGACACGCGAAGGGGCGAAGCTCCTACGCCTGTCCCTGCTGCG